TATTTCGTTTGCTTGTTCAATTAGTGCAATCCTTTCTTCAGTAGTTTTATTTATATCCTTTGCCTCTTGTAAAAGAGTTTTGGACTGCAACGATAGCCTTGATTGTATAGTTCCGCTTTCCCTTTGCGCTTTGTTTAGTGCTTGCAACCTACGCTCTAACTCCATTGCCTTGGCTATTGCTTCTTGCATAGAACCAGGCAACTTAGACATTTGTTTATTATAGTTTTTAAGTGCTTTTTCTGTACCTCCCGTAAACAAGCCCACAATAAACCCACCTAATGCCTTAAAGAATCCCGTCACTCTATTGACTACCGCACCAAGGCCCGCAAACATTACTTTTAATTTTTTGGCTTGTTCTTCGGTAGACAGAAACGCCGCGACTAAAGCACCAACCAAAACAACTATAGCACCGATCCCCGTAGAGATTAAAGCAACCTTTGTGAGTTTTAACCCTTTTATAAAACTTAAAGTTCCCTTATATGCTTTTATCATACCCGAAGCCGCGCCTCCAGTAAACTTGTCGGCAAGACCTACAAGTCCTTCCATTGCACTACCCGAATTTTTTATTCCCGCTTCTAAGGCATTTAACTCTGTGGTAGCTTCTTTTACACCCTTTACTTTTAAATTTACATCTACTTTTTCAGCCATTATTTCTCGCTTTTATGCCTTGTTTGATTTTCTTAAAGAACCCTTTAAACCCCGTGTCCTCAAAATATCCGTATAAGATTAGAGAGCTTTTGTCTTCTATTACTTCCTTGGTTTGTGCTATCCGTAAAACGTTGGGGATAGACTCACCTACTTTGTTAATGTAATCTTTCATTCTTGTTCTAAAAAGTTGCTGTTTTCAGTCATAATCTTACCAAGATTTTCAAGTAGAATAAGTTGAGGTTCAACGGAAGAACTTGTTAAGTCTACAAAAGTTGCCGAACAATCTAAGTGCCAACTTACCACGGTGTCAGCGGGTCCCGAACAATTAATCGAAACTCCTAAAGTTGCATTTGTACCAAATCCCGCCCTACCTTTTACCGAGCCTATACTTATGCTTCGAGTACCTATATTTGCATCGTCTTGGGCAAAGTCTGTTTGTTCCGAACCCGTAGTCGTTATAGTGCCTTCTATATTCTTAGATACAAAAGTCCAAACTTTAAAAGAGGTCTCCCCAAAGGCCCCCGCCGAAGCCGAACGGTGGTCCGTTTGTATAGAAAGAACCCTAAGAACAAATCGGCACATCATACCAGGCAGTAAATCGAAAGATGAATTTTGTGTAGATATTCCGTTCATCGTTGCCGAGTTTGGAACCAATCCTTGAGTAGTGCAATAAAAAACAAAGTCTTTTGCCGTTGAGGGTGCTTCGCTTGAATTATTCATACCACTTGTAGAGAACTCCCCTTGTATAGGGTTAAAGTTTATCGCTTGAATATTCTTTACACTATTAAAACCACCTTGGCCCGTAAGGTACTTTTTCGCTTGTTCGTCTTGTACGTTCGGGTTTCCGTGGGGGTTCAAACCATCTCCAGTCCCCCCTTGTCCATGATTCCAAACACAATTCGTTCCCGTCCAATATAACCCATGCTCATTACAACACTCTTCAGTACCCGTAGATGTCACACCCGTAAGTGGATCGGTGAAGATGACGTTTCCATCTTGGGTATACCCCGATAAGTTTAAAGTGCATTTTTCGTCAGGGTCTGGAAGGACCAAAGAAGATACACGGTTAATTTTTTTAATAAGTTGAACGGTGCAAGGTTCTGACGAATAAGGCTGATAGTTGCTTATTTTAATAACTCTAAAAGGAGTGTTTTCTATTTGTATTTCGTCGTTGAAACGAAAAGCGAAAATATCGGCGGGAGTTAAAATCATACTACACTCAAACAACCGCGCGTCGTCATCATATATAGACAACAAAAATTGTTGATAGTATCTCGCAAAATAGGTTTGATTACTTGGGGTATATCCTATTAAAGTACTAAAAGACGAAGCTTGATATTGAAAGCTCCAAAGTAACAAAGGAGAATCTAACTCCATCGGAGCCCCCGCGTTAAAAAAGTTAAGACAAAGGGGGTAGGATGTATTAGCCACTTCGCCAACGTAGAACGTGGCCCCTCCATCTAAAGTTCTCATACCATTGTGATAAAAGAGTTTTGGTTTTCCGTCTGCTATTGGTCCACCTCCGTCTCCGTGTGTAAGTTTAGCAATTAAAAAGTCGGGAACGTCGGTTGAAGTACCACTTGAGTTAGGTACGGGCGATACTTGAAAAGGAGCAAATATTGACGAATTAGATAAAGTGCCTTGTGCAAAGTCCGATTCTATTTCTTGCGAGTACTTACCAATCGGGTAGCCGTTAACATTTTCAAAACTTGCGTTATGTTTTGTCGAATCTTCGGAATCCCTAAAATCAATAAACTTTTTTCTAATTTTGTCAGGTGGAGTAAGGGTTCTTTTCTTAGATAAGTCAAGTCTATCCGTCCAGTCCTTATGCGTTCCCAAGTCTATGTAGTCTTGCCAAGGTTGGATTGTTAAACTACTTGGATTGTCGTGGTCGCCTACGATACAAAGGTTAAACCTCTCGCATAAATCTTTTACAAATGCCTGCTGTGTAACGTCGGGCATATTGTTAGGAATAGAGGCTATACCGTTAAGCAAATTCGAAGAAGTAACCGTAAAAAATGTTCCTGCGGACAATATCTTTAGAGTACCAAACGCGTTATATTGTTGACAATTAACAAAGCAATTTAATTCTTGCCCCTCGTCTAAATAGCAATGCCAACTTAAAACTCTGTCTTGAATGGGGTTTGGGCTTGTGTTTGAACCCGCGCCATAAACGGGCGAAAAAATTTGCATACTTGACCCATTGAGTGGGTTTTGAGAATCCGCGCCAACTACAACTAATTGATATGTTGTACTACTATTTCCATCGTTTTGACTGCAATCGGTCCTTAGATGAAACTTACCATTGTAAAATCCATCGGCGGGGGCAGTAAAAACGCCAGTACTCGTATTCCAGTTGTCGGCCTCATCATAGAGCAAAGGCGGGTTATTGGTATTTCCCGCGCCTGAATCTGAATTAAAATTAAGAAAGGCACCCGTATAAGGGTCATAAAAAGGAGCTGGTCCAGCCTCTAATAAAGCCAAAACCGAAGGTCCAGGTTGAGCAACACAAAGGCCAAGAACGCCACGCGTAGCGGCCGACTCCATATTATCCCCCAAAGTCATATACAACTTAGTCCATGCGTCACTACTTAAAAAGGCTGAGTCGTTTAAAGTGTACCCCGCTTGGTTAATTATTAACTTAAATACTTCCGCTATTTGTATAGCGGGTTTTAGTTGTCCCCCTTGTAAAGCTCCCCCCGTTGGGTCTGCTATACCTTGTAAAAAGGTGCTTCCCACGTCGTAACTAAGGAAGTCATAGGGTTGAGTATGGCCGTAGTCTATAACGGGTACTATAACAATCCCGTCCCCAACTTGGCCCTCGGTGGCATCGTTGGCCAGGTCGAAAGAAGTTTTTACGTTTGGAGCATCTAAAGAAATGTCGTAGTCGATATTCTGAACTCCCGCATCGTTAATAAATAAGTCTATTAACTTTTTGTTCTTCATATCTTGGAAGAGATTCGCTTCCATTCCAAACACCGCAACTTCAAACTCCTCTTCTTTTAGGTGTACGTTTTTAAGTTGTAACGACCCTTGAATGATCGGTACTCCGTCGATTCGTATTTCACACAAACACTTCGCGCTAACGTTAAACCTCGTAAGTAAAGTCGAATTAATATCTAAAGGACTTATATTTAGATCGTAGTAGTGGCCGAAGAACTCAGTATTGGTATTGGTAAAAGGAAGACGAAATGTTTGCGAGTAAGGACTATATCTACCCATCACATCGTCGCCCTTAGACACTTCGTATGTCAGAGACAAAGCTCCCGCATTTGAAACATCTAAAGTGTACTGGAGTCCGACTTCGGTATTGTGTCCCGTGGGCCTTTGCCCGTATGCTATAAGTTCAATCATTAGCCTCTAAATGTTCCCCCTTTAGTAGTCGGGCGTTCTTTTGCGAATTTAAAAGAGATTTGATAAAGAAAAGGACCGCCCTCATTTAGGTTGTTTTTCCTTACAAAAGAAGAGTCAGTAATAACTATAGGCGTAACGGTGGCCCCTTGTTGGCCCAATAGGAAGACGTTAGGGGAAAGGTAGAGCGTTTCTAATAGTGCTACCTCATCTTCGTTAAAAAGGTCCGTGTTTGCCTTCATAGTTTGAGTTGCAGAAATATTAGAAATTCTGCTGCCTCCTTGATCGCCTCTAAAATTAAATGCTTGGGCAGCGTCAGCCGTATCCCAATTACCCGCGACTTGTTCAAAAGTAGTGCGTTCTATACTTCCCGTGGTCCTTTGGTGTAGTAGATTGAAAGATTGATAGTCCCAAGAGCCAAAAGAATTTTGCCAAGCCAAAGTCACATAGTTGTAGAAAGGTGTTCCAAACTTGCAGTCTCCACCCTTTACTGTAAACTGGTAGCAACAAGACGCAATACTTGATGTCGTTGCATTACTCGGTACGGTAGTAGAGTCTTTCATAAAAAACACTTCGTAGTAGGCTACCGTATTCGATGCAAAAGCAGGAAATCCATTAATGGTTTGGGTTGTTAAGTTCCACGGTCCGACTCCGATATATTGTAGACGACCCGCATTTGTTGTAACGCTTCCAGGTGCGACACCGCCATCCGTAGAAGCGGTAAAAAAACCTTGGTCTAAAAGAACGTCCGCAGAACTATATAGACCTACCCACGCCGAAACAGCATCGGAAAGTTGTGGGGCCAATCCGTCCATTCCAACGCCCAAAGTACGGACCTCAAATAAAGTTGTGTCTTGGTGTACAACAAAACTGGTTGACGCCGTTGTACTTGTAAAGTTAGAATCTATTTGTCTATCGCTAAATATTTGCTTTCTTGAATCGTTAGGAATATAATCTTCTATCCAATTTTCGGAAGATAAAAAGTCAGGTATTCCCATATCCCAAGTGTTAGGGCGTCGAAGTCCTCCTGACATTATACAGCTTATACCATTACCCGTTAAGACATCAAAGGTAGGGGTAGCGTCGGTTGTTAAAGAAGTGGCGTACTCTTGCCCAAAGTTTATGGAAACTTTTCGGTAGTTCTCTTTATTGCTTGTACTCCATAATTTAGTGGTCGTGTTTATTCCGAGGGCGTGGATTGACTTATCATAAATTTCATTTGTTACCGTCCCTTGGTCCGCTTTGGTTACGGACATCCAGTCTTGAATAAGTTTGTCTACTCTAAAAACTCCCGCACCCGCACTATTTGGGTACACCTTAACGCGAGAAACTAAAGTACTTACACCGCCTACTTTAACATAAAGGTCTGCAATGTATCTAAATTTAAAATTCGATGCCGACTCTTGTTCGGTAGAGGTTAGAACATAGATAAGAGGTTCGAAGACACCGTGAACATCTGAGGTACTCGGCTGTTGTCGGATTGTCATACTCATTTTACGTCTAAGTTTTTATTTGTTGATAAGCTCATTTTTACTGCGTTTGCTACGTCTAAACCTATTGCCACGCCCAACCATTTCATCGCTTTAGGTTTAAGCCGTTTTAAGGTGTCCGAAATGAAGAAGGTAGGTTTTAGTCCTCGGTCATAGATGGCCCTTGAAATTAGAAAGACCATAGACTTACGGGGGACAAAACGCCCACCCGCATCGCGTGTTCCTTGAATGTTCTTTTGTACTACCCATTTATCTATCGCCCCACGTAACCCCCTGGGGCCTTTCCCACTTCCAAACTTAAATGGCGACTCTGATTGTCTTGTAAAAATATTACGCCGTGCGCCTTGCACCCCTTTATCTACAAACTCCCAGTAGTGAACTTGTGGGGTAATATTTACAAAGTAACCCTCTTTATCTTCACCCACCGCTACCGACATAGAATTATAAAGCGCACCCGTATTAACCTTGTCTTGTTTCCTTAAAGATATACGCGCGTTTTTACGCCACATCTTACCAATCTTCTCAAGTGTTTTGGTTAGGTTTGTAAG